TGCTCAATACTTCGGAGTTCCCCAAAGACGGCGCAGAATCTTCATTGTCGGATGTCTTGGAAACTCAGGGCCATCACCTGAAGAAATACTCGCTATCGCAGAAGGCCGCGCAGGGTATCTTGCGAAGGGCAACGCGCCGAGGAAAGGTTCTGCCGGTGCAACTGCAAGAAGCTCTCGAATCAGTAGTGGCGAAATAGTTGGCGCACTTCAATTTAGTGATTACAAATTCCCCCAACAACAACAAGCTCACGAAAACAAGATAGTGATTCAATGAAAGCCATTTTACTTCGAGAACGAGAAGGAAAAGCAGGAGGGGGAAAGGGATTTCTATTAAGTGACATTAGTTTTACATTGTCCTCATCGAATTTCCACATATTATTTATGACAGAAAAACAAGTTGTGCGCCGCCTGACACCGACAGAGTGTGAGCGCCTGCAAGGATTCCCTGATGGATGGACAGATGGCCAAGCCGATTCGCACCGCTATAAACAAATGGGCAATGCGGTGGCGGTGCCTGTTGTCCAGTGGATTATCAACAGAATGACAAAGTAGAACTATGACGGGGGCAAGATGAAAACAGACATACTCTTAACAGCCTTAGAGTTTGCTAACCAAGGCATCTCAGTTGTGCCGGTCGCAACCGATGGCACCAAGCGCCCTGGCATTGCCTCTTGGAAGCAATATCAGGAAACTAGGCCGACAACATCAGAGTTGATGACTTGGTTTACTGATGCCCAAGGCGTTGGTGTTATCTGTGGCAAAGTATCAGGCAACCTTGAGATGTTAGAGCTTGAAGGCAGAGCTGTCGCCGACAAGATGCACCTTGATTTGAAACAGATGGCAGGCAACGCGGGCCTTGGCGAAGTATGGGATCGAATCAACAATGGTTATGTTGAGATGACCCCATCAGGCGGGATTCATTGGCTCTATCGCATTGACGGAGAAGTTCCTGGCAACACAAAACTTGCAAGAAGGCCAGGAGAAAATGGCGGGATTGATGTCCTTGCCGAAACTAGAGGCGAGGGTGGCTTTGTCATTGTCGCACCATCGGCAGGCCCTTGCCATCCATCAGGCGGAGCGTGGACAATGATTGTCGGCGATGCCAAGAGCATCCCGACCTTGACAGTAGCCGAGCGCAATCAGCTTCATAAATTATTTGAAACCTTCGATTCCGTTCCGAAGATGGAATTTGTTAGCGAGGAACTTGCGCCAAAAGGTGGCAATTTAACCCCTGGAGATGACTACAACGCCAAAGTCACTTGGGAGCAGGTCTTAGAGCCTCTCGGATGGAGTAAGGTTTATACAAACAAAGCAGGCGTGACATCTTGGAGAAGGCCTGGAAAATCCGAAGGCATTAGTGCAACAACTAATCATGCCGGCAATGACAAATTCTTTTGTTTCAGCACTTCAACGCAATTTGAATCCGAACGCTCTTATTCCAAGTTCGCAGTTTTTACAATAGTGGAGCATCAAGGCAACTTCTCGGCCTCTGCCAAGGCTCTGCGAGAGCAAGGCTATGGCGAGGCGAGGAAAGAATTGCAGACCTTGGAAATCCATTCTCCCTCTCTTGTTCAGCTTCATGATGAGCAGGGCGAAATCATTGAAAGCTCTTGGATTCCAAAGCAAATCATTGAGATTGAACTAGAGGACGAGCCTGCGCCATCAATGCTTCGCAGGGAGGATGGCAACTGCTTGCTTTATGCAGGCAAGATTAATGCCATCTTTGGCGAATCCGAGAGCGGAAAGACATGGCTTGCCCTTGAGGCCATTCGCCAAGAGCTTGCCAAGGGCAATATCGTCTTTTACTTAGATTTTGAAGATTCGGCCAGAGGCATCTTGAACAGGCTCAAGGCAATGAGAGTGCCTGCCGATAGCTTTAAGCTCTTTCGCTATGCCAATCCTGATTCCCGCCTTGAGATAGGCGTTGGGGAATTGATGAGGACGGAAATTATGGCCTATCTTCCAAGCCTGATTGTCGTCGATGGAGTCAATGCTGCGATGAATCTCATGGGGCTAGATTTAGAGAAGAACAAGGATGCCACCGCCTTCTCGCAGACTATCCTCAAGCCCCTTCGAATAGGAGGGGCAGGCATCCTGACAATTGACCATGTCACTAAATCAAAAGACAACCGAGGCAATTACGCTATCGGCGCTCAAGCAAAGAGAGCTGACATAGATGGCGCGGCCTTTGCCGTGTCTGTGGCGTTGCCATTTGGCAGGGGCATTGACGGGGCCTTGGATATAACTTGCACAAAGGATCGCCCTGGCTTTGTCCGTGCCATCTGCCCTGATGCCAAGACTGTCGGCGTTGCCAACCTCAAGAGCCTGCCGGATGGGGGCCTCAAGGTCAGCATCTCAGGCGGGGCCATCGCCATTTCATCGGCAGAGGAGAGAATGGAGCAAGTTTCAAAATTCTTGGAACAGCATGGCTACGAGATGAATTTGAATGAGATAAAACGAAGGCTTCGAGATGAAGGCAATGGTATGGGCGGAGAAAGCCTGAAAATGGCCTTAGAAGGGCTAGTAGCGCGAGGGCTAGTCGAGGTGCGCCATATTGGACAAAAGAGCTTGTATAGCCACAGGGGAAGTTTCTTGGCTAACGATGTCAAGCCTTGGAAGCCGGAGTCCGATGTTTAGGCAACCGAACCTAACCGAACCTAACCGAACTTGCAAAACTTGGCATCAGCACCGTAAAACCGAACCTCTGACCCCCCTCTTTAGAGGGGGTCAGGTTCGGTTCGGTGCATCGGAGGAAGAACAGTGATTTCTTCAGATTTCAAACCTATAAATTGTAGAAAATGCGGAGCCTTAGTTTGGCACGGAATTTCTTGGGCAGGCTTTGAAAAGAAGCTCGATACCCCTGTTTTGACCATTGAAGAAGAAATTGTTAAAAGGATTAATCAAGGGATGAGCTTTGAATGTCATAAGACGAAAGTTTCCTTTGAGGCAGTTGAAAGGAGCCTGCCTCGAATTAAATTTGGAAAGAGGCCTGATTCTGTCATTCTTGGGGAGCATATTTGCTCCTCATCTAGGCTCTTCCAATTCGAGCCGCCTAATTATTGGGCGACACAAGGATATGTGGAAAGGCCTTTCTGATGCAATGCCTAGTTTGTAAATCTGAAGTGGAAACTGGATGTCGAAGCTGCTTTGGCCGATTGAGAGCAATCTTGAAGGAATTGCCACAATTGCAGTTTGAGGCGGGCTTCTATCTTGAGCCATCTCGCACCGGCAGTGGCGTGGTCAGCGCCGAACGCTCCATTGGGATTAATGTCAATGCCTTGGACTTTTCAATGGCAACTGACCTGCTCGCCATCCTTCATGGATGGGAGGCGATTATCAGGCGCGACAGGCAATTAACCCCGCCTGCGCTGGTCAAGCGGGAAGCGACAACCGACCTTGAGGTCTTGGCTACCTGTGACTTTCACATCGCCCACCTTTCTTGGACATTGTTGCAACCTTGGGCGATAGACTTTGCAGGGGAAGTTTGGGGGCTACACGCTAGGGGTCGTGCAGCCGCCAAAAAGTTCAAAGAACAGGCAAGAAGGATTCCTTGTCCGACTGATGAATGCAATCGTTTTGTTGTCATTGATGTCGAACAATTGTCGCAAGATGTCAGTTGCTTTGGATGCAAACAAAGTTGGTCGGTCTTGAGATTGGTGGCACTAGCAATGAGCAATCCAAATCGAAGGTTTTTCTTAGATGTTGAAGCTATCGCCGCTTGGCTTCAGATGACTCAGCGCGAAGTCTATCGTTTAGTGAAAAAGTTTGATATTGAAAAGCGGGGTTCTACTTTTGATCTTCAGGCCATAATGAAAGTGAGGCAACAAAGTGCCTAGAATGTTGTCAAAGTTCTCTGCTACACTTTCGTTATCAGAGTTCCCTATCTCGGAACAATCCATCAACGAAATAGATGAAGCCCTTGGTCATGCAACTAAGGCACGCAATCTTCCTCATTACACTCAGCGCCAACGCGATATTGTTGACGAGTTCATAGATGATTTGCTTGATATGCGCTTGGAGCTTCAACAATGTTGAGCATCACAATAAGCATCGGCGATGTTGAGTCAGAGATGACGACAGATCAGAATCTTTCTTTTGATGCTATTGAGTCGTTATTAAATAGAGCAGTCAATGCAACCCTGCAATGCTATCTATCTCTTCCAACCGAGGATCGCCTTGCCGGCTTCGGAACGGATGATGAAGATGATGATGAGGAAGCCGAATGAATCTCGCGTTTGTCGCAAATGCGGGACTGAATATCCGATAACAGAGTTTCGCTTTACGAACAAAGCAATAAATAAACGCCACAATATCTGCAAACATTGCAGACAGATTCATAGAAAGTTTGTTCGAGAAGCAAAGCAACATTATGAGGAACTCTTAAAGAAACAAAATAACTCTTGTGCAATTTGTGGCATTAGTGCTGATGAAAGCAACGATAAGTTAATCATTGACCACAATCACGACACCTTGATTGTTAGAGGAATAGTTTGCTCATATTGCAACAAGGGTCTCGGATTCTTTAAGGACTCCCCTACCCGACTTGCGATGGCGATAGAATACTTGGTGAAGCACGATGGCATTACTTCCTAGACCTTGCGCGCAATGCGGAACAATAGTGCGCAATTCTCACTTATGTTTAGAATGCAAACGAAAGCGAGAGGCTCGCCGACCTAGTCGCAAAGAGCGCGGTTATGATTTCAAATGGCAACAATTGTCAAAGCTTGCAAGAACTTTGCAACCTTTTTGCAGGATTTGCAAAAAAACTCGCGATTTGACCGCAGACCACATCATCCCCTTGTCGCAAGGAGGATTGAATGAGTTGGGCAACATCCAAGTTCTTTGTCGCTCGTGCAATTCATCGCGCGGAAATAAATCAACGCAGCAGGCCCCCCTGGCGTATAGGGATATGGGCTAAAAGTTGAGCAATTAAGCGCGGTAAGCACCCCGCGTATTCCTTTCTGCGCATCTCCGCAGTTTAAGACTTTTTATCAATAAATCAAACAGGGGAACAAATGATTATCGAAAGCTTGAAACCGCTTGCGGTTGCGATTGAATCTTTGAAAGGCCTTGAGGGAAATCCGCGCAAAGGCGATGTCGATGCTGTTGCCGCATCTTTGGCCCGCTTCGGACAAAGAAAACCAATTGTCGCGCGCAAGGATGATGGCACAATCATTGCGGGGAATCACACTTGGCAGGCTGCAAAGAAGCTTGGATGGAAAGAGATTGCTGTGGCTTTCGTTGGGGATGACGATGTCACCGCGCAGGCTTACGCCTTGGCTGATAATCGAACGGCAGAACTTGGAAGCTATGATGAAGAGCTCCTTCTTCAAATGATTCAAGAGATTCAGAAAATTGACGAAGACTTGCTTGCCGACACTGGATGGCAACAAAAAGACTTCGAACAACTTGTTGAAAAATTAGGCATCGTTGACCAATTAGATGTTGATTCTGCTTTCGACAATCTTCTTCAAGGAGATCGCGAAGATGCAACTCAAATGACTTTCATTGTCACATTAGATCAAGCAGAGCAAATTCGAACTGCTTTGAAGATGGCCTTGTCAGATGGCGCTGAAGAATATGACTCAGGGAATAAAAATAAGAATGGTGTTGCCCTTGCTTATATTGTTCAGGGGTGGCTAAATGCCAGGAGCTAAAGATTTAATTGTCGCAAAGATTGACACAAATGTTGCAAACAATTTCGTGAAAAAAATGCACTATTCGGGCAAAGTCGTTTCTAATTCGCAAGTGCACTTAGGCGTTTTCTATAATAATCGTCTTGAAGGCGTAATGCAATTTGGCCCAAGCATTGACAAAGCAAAGTCAATTGGCACTGTCAAAGATACTCCTTGGCATGGATTTCTTGAATTGAATCGAATGGCTTTCTCTGAGAAGTTGCCAAAAAATAGTGAGTCGAGAGCAATAGGAATTGCAATGCGACTTTTCAAAAAAAATGCTCCGCACATAAAATGGATTATCAGCTACGCAGACGGAACTCAATGCGGAGATGGAACTATCTATCGGGCTTCAGGATTTAAGTTGATTGGCATAAAGAAAAACAATTCAATGTGGAGAATGCCAAGCGGAGAAGTTGTTTGTAATTTAATTTTTTCTCCCTCAGTTTCAGGAACCGCAGGCCCAAATAACAAAAAAGGCCAATACGGAAAAACAGGAACAGAAAGCTCTGTTGCCTTTTTGAAATCTGTCGGAGCAGAATGCTTGCCAGGATTTCAACTTAAGTATATTTATTTTTTGGACAAAGAATACGAGAATAAATTGACAGTTCCAATTTTGCCTTTCTCGGAAATACAAAAAAAGAACGCCTCTATGTATCGAGGCACAAGCCGCGTTGGAGTAAACGAAAACTCGTCTGCATTCCTTGCAGAAGTTGACGGTTCAAGCCCGATCACGCGGCTCCAAAATTGATGAAGAGAACGAATGCCGAATCCTCCTAAGCCAACAGAAGAAAAACGCCGACTAGGCAATCCTGGAAAGCGAGCTTTGCCCGCAGTTCAAAATGTGATTTCTTTGCCAATGGCGATGGAGCCACCTGAGCCACCTCGCCCTCTTGGAGTTGAAGGGATGAAACTTTGGAAAAGAATTTGGGAGCAAGGCCGAACTTGGATAAGTTCAAACTCTGATTTAGAAATGGTCACTCTTTTGTGTGAATCTATGGATGAACGCTCGCAGTTGCGCTTCATTGTTTTGAAAGGCACGGGCGATTGGCGAGATCGCGTGGCTCTGCGAAGCCTCGATTCACAACTTCAGACTATGCTCAGCCTTCTTGGAATGAGTCCAACTGACAGAGCTAAATTGGGGGTTGCAGAGGTGCAGGCACGAACTAAAATTCAAGACCTTCTGTTAAAACGCGATGCCGCAAAAGAAAAGTAAAAAAACAACTAGTTGGCCTCCTCGCTGGTTAACTCCAGTGCCAAAAGCGGATCAAGATAGAGGCGACGGCGAAATCTACGCCAATTTCGCAGAAGCCGTTTGTCGAGTCACAAAAGATTCCGTCGCTTCTCCTGCCGGAAAGCTTTTAGTTCTTCGAGATTGGCAAAAGGAACTCCTGCGACATGCACTTGCTCGCAATCAAGATGGGCGCTTTCGGCATAGAACCGCCCTGGTCGGGATGGCAAGGAAGAATGGCAAATCTGCACTTGCAGCTTCAATGGGTCTTGCAGGTTTAACTCTTGGTGGCAATGGCTCTGAGATTTATTCTTGCG